CGTTCTCTTGCCGCCCCCGTACCAAACTCGGCGAGTTGTACGCCCGCTCGACCAGCGCCGAGCACACCCAATTTTGCTTGTTGATCTCGTATTTGTTGTTCTTGTACTTGTCTATTACGATCAAACTCTGAGAGAGTTGCATCAATCACTTGTGATTGATAAGGGGACATAAATTGTCCAATGTCTTGTTGAAATGCAGTTGCTCCTAAACCTACTCCACCTAATGCTGTTCCTGCAGCTGTTGCCTGTTGTTGAGCTGCTGTTAAGAATGGTTGAAAAGAACCTATACCAGCCTGTGCAACTTGTTGTGCTTGTGTTTGTAAAGGATCTCTTCCTGCAATCTGTGGTGCGAGCCCTGCTAAACTTTGTTGTCTTGTTGTAAATGCTCTAGCTGCATCTTGTCTTGCCTTAAAACCTTCTGCTGTCTCACCAGGTTGTTGCGATATACCAGCAATACCAGTTGTTACAACTGGTACACCTGTTTGTGCCGTAATCTGTTTTGCTAGATCTACACCTAAATCTTCAACAAATTTTGCGGGTAATGTTCTTTGTTCAGCTACAGCCATTATAATACTTCCTCTAATCTTTGTGATGTTTGAAACATTTTTCTTGCGCCTTGTAAGCCTTGCGATTCTTCAGATACGTCACCCCCGGCTTCGAGATTCTTCATCATGTTATACATAACTTCTGCGCCTTTGTCTACATCTCCATCACCTGCATTTCTGACCGCATCAGCCGTAAATACGAACTCATTCTTGGATAATCTTGCAGGGACATCATCTGCTTTTTCCATACGTCCAATAGGCACAAAACCACCATTATCTCTTAAATCCATTTCATTACCATCCATATCTAATAAAGGCATTACCTTTTTAGCTACAGGTTCTGCTTTACCACCTTCTGCTGCATAAAAATCAAATTCACTACCAGCGAATCTAGGTGCCATAAAATCAAAAGGTCTTCTTCTAATTGCAGCTATATCTATGCCTGGGCCTCTATCTTGTTCTTCTACTTCTTCCTCTCCTAATCCTTTTGCAGTTGCTAGTCCTGCTAACCCTGCAAGGCTAGCTATTTTTAATGGACTTAACTTACCTGTTTCTTTATTTCTTAATAACATATCTGTTAATTTACTATCCTTAACTTTAGCAAGACCTCTTCTACTAGATGCAATTAATTTTTCTAAACCACTTTGTTTTACACTAGGCATATCTGTTACACCAATCTGTCTCATGGTTGGAAAATCTGTAAAAGGAGTTGTTGCTCCTCTTGTTAACATTTCACCACCTAAAGCATCTCCTGCACCAAACACAGAAGTCTTAGAGCCTACGTCACTAGCAACTCTAGCTCTACCAGCAACACCTGTTGGATCTGGTGCACCAGAGTATTTTCCTGGAACCTTACCTGGAAACATTTTTGTACTCGCTCCACCTATTGCTGCTGATACTGCAATGTCTTTTAAATCTAAATCTTCACCTGATGCAAGTTGCGTGATACCTGTTGTTGCGCCAGATATTACTGCTGCTTTTTGTGCAGCGGATAAACCTGCTAAAAATTGTGATTGTGCCATAGCTGGGCCTAACGCATAAGGCGCTGCAACTGCTAACAGTAATCTACCTGTTGGACTTTTTGCAACTTTTTTTAAAGTTTTAGTTACAGCTTTAAAAGGTTTTCTAACTGTCTTAAATGCTTTTTTAACAATACTACCTAAACCATAAGCTTGTCTTGGTTCATCATCTATAAAACCACCATCAGCCATAAGTCTATAAGCTATTCTATTTAGATCCATAGTTTGCATTGGCTGCACTGCTGCAGGTAATCCTGCGGGTGCTTGTGTTTGTGCAAATGTAGGAGGTATATAATTATCACCTTGTCCTTGTTCATCTTCCTCCTCAGTAGATACTGGTCCCGCAATGTTTGCCATATTATATCCACTTCTAATACCTAAATCTTTTGGACCAAAAAGTCCGAGTGCTCTTCCAACTAAAGTTTTATCAAAAACATCTTTAGCAAATCCGAAAGCCTTATTAATAGCCGCTGCTCTATTTTGTGCTGATATAGATCTACTCAATCCTCTTGTCATTGCTCGTAAATCACCTCTTGATTTATCTGTCAAACCACCGGGAGGTCCTTTTTTACCTAAGTCCCCCATACGATCGCTTCTACTATCTCTGTCTTCTCCACCTTTATTTCCGCCTCCACCAAAATCTCCACCTCCGGGTGAGCCTTTTCCACCAGCGTCTGCTCCACCTCCAAATTGATATAATTGTCTTGCTATTTGTGTTCTTGTTATGGCCATTTATCTATCTTATTTTGTTTTTCCAAATAAATCAAGACTAGGCATTAAAACAGTTACATCTCTTCTTATGTCATCTGGTGATACTCCTTTGTCTTTCCATTCTTTGTCGTTTTTATATTTTTCACCTGTTTTTTTATTAGTTATTTTTTCTATTATTTTGTCTGGTTGTATTTCAATCATTATGTTGTTACCTCTCGTGGCTGTATTTCTAATATTGAAGCTATGACGTGCAGCTCATTCGCGTCAGCAGCTTGTACTTTTAACGCTTCGCCTTCCTCCATTATAAGAGGTTGACTCAAAAGTTCTGTTGTTGCTTTAGATGCTATAGCTTTATCTTTAAATAAATTAAATATTGCGCTACTAGCATTGACTAAAGTTATAGTTATTGTGCTCCCTGATCCGGCGTCCTCTGATACTATTAATGATTTTACAACAGCAGATTTAAAACTAGGAACTGTATATAGTGTAGTTAAATCTGTTGTCGTTAAATCTACCTTTTTATTTATAAAACTATTAGCCATTAATTTATAAAGAAGTTAAATGCCTCAACTTCATCCTTTAAATCTTGTTGATATGTTGTGTTTAATTTTTCTATAATAGCATCTAAATCTCTAACTTGAGATTCTGCTGTTTCTAAATCGTATTCTTTACTAGCTCTAGTTAATACTTGCACTATCTTTGCCATTATCTACGTCCATCTGGTTGTATATCTAATCTAAAAGTTCCTAACTTCCAAGTTTGACTAGTTGTTGTATTTTCTATTTTTAACGCAATAGCTCTTGCTCTTGCACGTGTGTCTACTTTTGTTGTTGAACTAGTTACATCAAAAGGTCCTAATGATGAACTAGCTTGTGAGTTATTAGGATAATTTCTTAATTCTAAAGTTACTCTAGTTGCTCCTGTTTGTGATATAAAATCTGGAACAAATCTTCTTATCTTCATTATAAATTCTCCATCACCTCTAGGAAGAGGGGTTGCAACACCTGCTTGCCTTTGTGTAATATCAAAATCACCAGATGAAATGTTTGAAGTTATTGCAGTTATAGTTCCATTTTTATTTTGATCAGTGCCTGTCTCGTGTTCATAATACGTTGTTTTACCATCAGTGTTGCCCACAACATCAAAAGAAGTATCTGTATCTGCATCATATTCTGTTGCATGTGGTAAACCAAATACAGCAGAATCTCTCCACATTGTTCGAGATAAAGTCCCATTTGTCCAAACTGGTCTTTGTGGTGATGAATCAAAATAATTATAAGTGACTTGTCTATTTACAACAGAAGAACTTGAAGTTGGATAAAACCACATAACTTCACCAAACAAATTATTTAAACCTGCTGACACCATTTGATTTCCAGATTCTAAATTTATATCATCAAATACAAAATCCTCTACCAAACATGGTAATGATTCTAATTTACCTGCATATCTAAAAAAACCATTTTCCGACATCCAATATGCAGAACCATCAACTTCTACACAAGCATTTTGTCCAACAAGTCCACAGTTAGTTCCTACTTGAGAAAAAGCAAATGTAAAAGGTTGACCAACAAAACGTTGTGTAAATAAAGCAGTGTCGGTCCAAACATAGATTGCATCACGACCTCTGATCGCTCCTCTGATCTGTGATCCGTCAGCCAGTCTTTGTGTACCAGCAGTATTAGTTGCTGTAGGTGTATATGTATTTATATCTTCTTGGTCAGAAAATCTTATAAACATATCATCTTGTGTTGACGTATCTCCAATAGTTGTTTCTGTTCCAAAAAATACTAAGTGCCTATCAGGCGTAGATACCAACATGTGACGTGATGCTGTTGGTGCACCTGATATAATAGTTGCTCTTGTTGATGTAGCGTTTGATAAAGAAGAGTCCCATTCAAAAACAGCACCATCATGAATAAGACAAATTGCTTTATCACCAAAATTATCTAGTGACCACATACCAGGTTCAATAACTAAGTCACCTGATGCAGCCTCACCCCATGCAATAAAATCAGTTGAGTTTGTAACAGTAGCTCCATCACTATGAGATGCCGCTGTGGTTCCTGCAACTCCTCTTGTTAAACCTGTAAGAGTGTTGCCACTAACACCAGTATAAGAAATTTCTTCAGATCCTATGATAATAAAATTAGTTCCTGAACTTGGAAACTGAGAAGCATCAGTTAGTGTAAGGCTTGTTACGGAGTCATTAATTGCACCATTTAAAGTAGTGGTTACCGCTCCAACGTCTTCACCACCCCAAGATCCTAAACCCCAGCCAAAACCTTTTGCCTGCACTGCTGGTCCCACAGTATAATAATGTTGTACTCTGATACCACCTGATGTTGTTGCACCAGATCCTGACTCGTTCGATGGCATTGTAATTGTAAGAGTTGATGATGTTGGCACAGATGTTACCATAAATTTTTTATCATCAAAATCAGATGAACCAAAATTAGAACCTGTTATGGTTGTAAAATTATCTAATAAAATAATATCATTCTTTAATATTCCATGTGAACTCGAGAAAGTTATTGTAACAGTTGGTGATCCGTTAGTCGTGGTAAATGCACTTGTAAGCGTTGTTGTAGATTTAATTGGATGTATGTCATAGAATACACCACCAGAAAAAGCATACAAAATTCTATTAGTTCCGATAATAGCATATTTTCTACCTAAACTATTAACATAATGATGCAAACCTCTAACAGCCCCTGTAAGATCATCTGTTCCTAATTGTTTCCAACCACCTATTTTTTCAGGTGTGCCATATCTAAATCTAACATTATCACAATCTACCCATTGACCTTCAGCGCCTGTTTCAGATATTTGTTTATTGATTCCGGGTGCAAAACCTATTTTTTGTAGCATAATAGACCTTTATAACGTATTTAAATCTTTTTGAATAGAATTATTATTTCAAAATTTCTAAACTAAATAACCAAAATAACAACACTAGTCTACAATTATTTTCACCACCAAAATAAGTCATTGCTGAATGTGGCACATCGCATGGATAACAAACTAGTCTGTTAAAACAATTACCCATGACAATATCTGGTTTTTGATTTTTATATGTTTGCGTGCCTGAATTTATTGGAGCATTAGGTGTTAAATATATTAGAGAGGCAATTATACCTTTGTCAGTGTGTATTTTATCATTAACCCATTGTGGATCATTTAAATCGTTTTTCATCGTTTTATGAAAATATAAATCAGCATTATAATTAAAATGATTTATATTAAAATAATTTTTAATAATATTTCGACATATACTATCTTCTAAGTTTTTATTATATAAACTTACTTTTTCACTTCTTTGACCCTCCCAATATTCATCATTATTTCTTCTTCGATAAGATAAACTTAATCCAAACTGTCTGACACTATTAGGGTCAGGTAAAAAATTATCTATTATTAAAGTCTTCACAATCTACTCAGGCATACCAGTGTCTTTATCAAATTTAGTTTGTTTTTTTCGTAAATCATCTGGTAATTTATTACTAACATCAACTGCTAATTTAACTAAAACGTTAGAAAAATCTTTTAAAAATTTAGCAGGTAAAAAAAACTCACCTTTTTTAGCTATCAATTTTTTTTCTTGTTCATTAAAAACTATAATTCCTGATCCATCTTTATTCTGTATAATTTTCATTTAATTATTTTAACCTCCTTATTTATGCTTTCATACGTATCTTTTTTTATATCATCAAATGAAATATTAAAAGATACTATTGTTTTTAAAAAATTTGTTTTTTGCACTTGTGAAGTATGAATCACACTAGATGGAAATATAATAATGTCTCCTTCTTCAGCTGTTATATCCATAAAATATTTTTTAGTGTACGGATCTAATAATCTTGTTTTAGCACAATCTTCATTAAAGTTTAAATAATAAACTCCAGTATAATTGTGTCCATGAACATGCCATCCATGTTCACCTTGATTGTCATACTGTTGATTCCAGAGTTCGTAAATCATACATTTTTTAAAACCTAAATAATCTGCAAATTTTAAAAATTGTTTTCTAAGATCATCAATGATTAATTTTACCCACAATCTTTCAAAATTTTTTGATTCATTCCAATCACATTTTTTTAATTTATCATTATTGTAATTTTCTAAATGTTCTTCTTGATTGTTTATAATTGATAATAATTTATCTTTATAAAAATAATGTTTTTCAAATTTATCTTTTAAAATAGGTATCTCGCATTTAAATTTTTGCATATCTTTCCTTTAATCCATAATGTATTCTTCTATCTTTAAAAAAAGATTTATAAGGACCATTTTTATCAACATAATGCATAAAAACTTGTGAACACCAATCACCTTTAAATTCTTCTCTCCAGTGTTGTACTTCACAGCCCAAATAAACTACAGCATCACCTGGATTTAAATTAAGTGGAGTATTGTCCATAAATATAGGCCAAGGAGTTCCATCTGAACCTATGTTAACACTCACACTTATTTCACAAGAAGGTCTATCTGTATGTTTTGGTAAATCAGAAAATTTAGTATAACCTCTCCAATAAGTATAAGTTGGTAATAATTCTAAACCAGTTTGTTTTTCAACAAGTAATCTTTTTTGCAACATTAATGATTCCATAATGGGATCTGAAAACATACAAAGATTTGGGACATTTGAACTTTGTCCTAAATCAAAATACTCTTCATTGTGTCTGATTGTTAAAATACTATAATCTTTTAATAAAGAAGTTTCTGTTTTAGTTAAAAAATTTTTTATTAACTTATATTTAAAATCTTTTCTAATTTTCATATTATAAATTCCAAATTACAATTATATATCTAGTGCCTTTTGTTACAACATTTGCTTTATGAGGGTATAAAAAATTTGAAGGAAACATAATAGTTCTACCTTTTTTTGGTTTTATTTTTTGTGATTGTTTTTCATCAGGAGAAAACATTTCAAAATCACCTCCTTCAAAATCATCGTTAACAAATATTACTACGCTCATTGTTCTAGGTATTTCATGAAAATGATCAACATGAGGAGTATAAAAGCCTCCTTTTTCATATTTTAAAATTTCAATCTTATTTGATTTTTTAAAATTAATATGAGGCGCAATCGGTTTATATTGATAAAAAATTTCTCGTGCTACTAAAGTAGAAAAATAATTACACCAATGAACATGAGTTAATTTTTTATCATATCTAGTAAACAAAACGCCTTTAGTGTTTCTTATTTTTTTATTAATTTTAGGTTTTGGATTACCTCCAACTCCCACATCTTCAAAATCTAGTGTTTGGCAAATTTTATAAAATATGTCCATAGTTTTTGCTGGAAACAAATCATCAATAACTTTAGCATATTGGCCTACATCGTAGGGATCTACTTGCACTGTTTTTTTTTCCATATATCTGTTTTATAATTGTGAATAAATCTAAAAGGGTACAATGCTTTTGAAATACTATTACGAGCTACATTTGAATTAGATATTTTCATTTTCCAATTGTCTCTTTTAAAAGGTATTATCTGCACATATGGAGTTCCTTTTTTTATAATAGTATCTAAAACTTCATACTTATCTCCATTTATTATAATAGGAAAATTTATTTCAGAATTAAATGAGTCTGTGTCTACGATTCCTGGAATAATATTAAATCTATCATCTGCGTTATTTAATGGTGACACAAATAAACAAGAATAACCTGGAGGTGTTTTTATCACCCAAGGGTTATAAATTTTATAAAAAGGTAAATTTTTATTTTTATTTATAAATGGAGAACCTTCTACTTGATGTGTACCATGAGTTGATTGACCAGGTCCGTTATAGTTAATATTTATACCGTGATCATAAGCTGACCGATTTAATGGACAACCAAATAAACTATCTTGTTTTTCTTTACCTTCTTGATCTTTTACAGTAACATTATGTTGTATTTTTAAATCTACTGGAACATACAAACAATAACCAAAAGTTAAAGTTTCTAAAAAAGGTATACATCCTTTAATTGTTCTATGTTCTTCAGTATGATTAAGTTTTTTAAACCAATCTGGCACATTAATTTTTATTGGAGTGGGTAGATCTTGTTTTTTAATTACGTAATCTTTAGGTGCAATGAACTCTATAACTTTCTTAAACATAGGATGTATATTATATATTACACACCATAATATGTGTCAAGTTAATTAACCTATTTGATCTTTGTGAAAAAAAGCAATAGAATTTTCAGAACAATATTTTTCCCAATTTATTGGATAACTTACAGAGCTTGTATCTACAGTATCAAGATAATTTACATATTCTTTTATTTTAACAGCTAATTGTCTTTCAGAATTATTATTAATATACAAATTAGCTTGTTCTTTAAAAATATTAAAATAATTTTTTAAAGTATCAGCATCATTTAATTCTGGGCTTGTTTCAGGTTCATCTGTAAAAACAACATTTCCATCATCAACAGAAATTATTTTTTGATTTGTTACATAAGAATTAAAATTATCATCAGAAATATCAACTACTGTTTTAAATTGTTCTGGTATATTAATATCATCTACATCAGATTGATTTTTTGCTATTCTAAAAAATTTACCATCTTGTAATATTGCAAAAGCCATTTATTACGCTCCTAAATCTTCATATATTTGTAAGAAGCCTGGCTTACCAGTTCCACCAGTTTGACCTGGTCCACCTCCTAGTGTGCCCCCAGTTCCTCCTAAAACAAAATTACTTTGAAATTGAAAGGCCATTAAATTAGCAACTGGTGAGGTCATAGAGTTACCATTAAAATCTACTTTTGCTCCTGGTGCTGATCCTGGATTTCCATCTGGGCCTCCTGCATTTCTTGGTGATCCACCGCTACCTGCTGTAGTTGAAGCATCAACTGGGCTTCCGATAGAAGTAGCTCCACCAGCTCCACCAACACTATAAGGCTCTGAATAAGGTGCCGTAATAGGATAAGAATAAACTCCAAATCCTCCAACTCCACCATCTCCACCTGGGTTTCCATTATTGTCGTTATCTCCATTTCCACCTGATCCACCTCCAGCTCCAACATAAGCAACAATTTTAGTTGCGCTTGAGTTAGCTGTAAAAGTTCCAGAAGCAGGCCCAGTAATTAATTCTCTTAAAACCATGTTGTTTCCACCTGCTGTCCCTGATGAAGCAGCAACAACTCTTCCAGTTCCATCAACTGTAATATCTGCTGTTGTAAAAGTACCTTTTGCTGGTTTAATTATTTTTGGCATTTATTCTCCTAGTCTACCATTTCTACATAAGAAACATGAAACGCTAAGTCATTAGCGGCACCCGCTGTTACAGAGATTAAGTCTGTTTCATCTAAGTAGATAGGTCTTGAAATTAAATCTAGTGTTGAATCTGCAGGCACTGAAATTGTGCTTGCTATTTTATAAAAAGTTGAACCATTGTCATTACTAATCTCTACTGTTGCATCAACAGCACTAGTTCCATCAATGTTAGCTAATAATATTGTGTCAATTCTAACTGCAGTTTCTGCAGGGACGTCAATCATAGTAGTTCTGTTTGTATCAGATAAACTACCCATAGCATTCTTAGGTGTGATTGTTGCTATATTTGCAAGATTCGGTGTTGCCATATTTTATTCTCCTTTTATATTAATACCCGAAAACCATGGATAAGACAATACCTTTTCCATCTGTTGTTATTTTTTGTGTTGAACTAGTACCATTAGCATTAGTTAATTTACCAACTCCTGAGCCTTTTGGCACTAAAGTAAGATCAATATTAGTATCGCCTCCAACTGCTGAAATAGTAGGACTATTACCAGTTGCAGCATTTGTTATATCAAAATGGTTAACTGCAGAAGCTGTTGTTTGAAATTGTAGTTGTTCATTTCCGTTTTCATCTCTAATTCCATGATCATCATCAAAATCAATCATAAAAGAATTAGTATCTAAATTACCACCTAATTGTGGTGTTGTATCATCTACAACATCTCCACCAAACTCAACAGAAACTATATTTGGATTTGAAGCATCATCAGCTTTTGCATATGCTAATATTGTTTTACCATTTGCAACTGTAGCGGAAGTTCCTGTTCCACTAACATATTTAAACACAACGTTTTGTGAACCAGAAGTTCCATTTTTTAAAAGATAAAGTTGTTGAACATCTAAAGGTATTGTTACATTTCTAGATGCAGTTAATGATCCAGTAAATTCTATAACTCTATGTGCAAGAGTTGCACCTGTTCCACCATCAGTAACTGAAAGAGTTGTATCCCCTGAATCAGAAACAGCTTGTGAAGCAGTGCCACCAAGGGCTTGTTCTACTAATTCTAAATTAGTGTTTGTTTTTGTTCCCCATGTACCGGCATTTTCACCAGTTGCTTGAAGTTCTATACCCAAAGGGCTAAATGTTGATGCCATAATTTTTTATCTCCTATGCAGCGTCACTATAACTTGTATTTGATCCAGTTGCAACATCAGAAATAGTGCTATTTGATCCTGTTGAAACTGAACCTGGTGTTGTATTAGATCCAGTGCTTACATCAGAAAAACTACTATTTGATCCTGTTGACACGGCACTATAAGATGAATTTGACCCGGTGTCAACATCTCCATAAATTGGTATAATAGTAGGTAAACCTAATCTTAACGTTGTTGAAACTCCAGTAATACCTAAAACTAGATCTGTAACTGTTGTTGATCCAACAGATGCTGTTGCAGATACTCCAGTTAATCCCATGACATCCGCTGGTGTTATAGAACCTACTGAAACAGTTGAAGAAAGACCTGTAGGTATTAAAACTGGATTTGAAGTTATACTTGGTTCACCAACACTAACTGTTGATGATTGACCTGTTAAACCAACAACTTGATCAGCTACTGTAACAGAACCAACACTAGCTGTTGATGATTGACCACTTAAAGTAATTCCTTCAACAATAGATAAAGTTCCAACATCAAGAGTAGATTCAACACCAGTTAATCCCATAACATCTGCTGGTGTAATAGAACCAATATTTCCTGTTGCAGAAACTCCTGTTAATCCCATAACATCTGCTGGTGTAATAGAACCAACACTTGCCTCTGCTTGAACACCTGTTATTTGAACAAGTGAATTTACTGAAGCGTCCCAAGGCTCCTCACCCCAACCATTTCTACCCCAACCAACAAGAGTTCCAGAATTAGAAAGATCACCTATAGCAGAAGTTATTGATTGACCTGTTATTCCAACTACATCTGCAGGACTTATATCTCCTATAGATGATGTGATTTCTAAACCATCTATTTGTACTAAGTTAATAGTTTCAACAGTTCCAAGAGAAGAAGTTATTTCTAATCCTGTTGGCTCAACAGAATATTGCACACCCCATGCACCATTATCCCATTCTGCTCTGCCCCAACCTTCTTCATTTGCTGAAACTACACTTCCTAAAGAAGCTGCAATTTCAAAACTTGATAAAGTTACTGGTGTTTCAAGATCAACAGTTGGAAATGTTGCATTAACATTAGAACTTATTCCTGTTAATTCTACTATTGTTGTTGGTGAACCTTCTGCTGTTCCTTGTGAAGAAGTTATAGATACACCAGATGGTTCTACAGAATACTCAACTCCCCATCCTGAGTTACTCCATTGTTGTCTACCCCAACCTTCAACGTTAAATGATTGTGGTGTTCCTAATGCTGATATTGTTCCAGGTGAAGTAAGAGATACAACTACCTCATCAGACTGCCATGTATTGGCGCCCCAAGTATTTGTACCCCAGGTTGATGCCATAAGGAGTTCCTCCTTATGCTAATCGTATGATTGCGTTAGTTGCGTCTGCTGTTGGAAATTGAATTGTGAAGGTACCACTAGTAACAGTTTTATCTGCACCAAAAGCTATTGCACAAACAGCCGGATCTCCAGATTCAGTATCATTATAAATTAAAGCACCATTTGCAGTAAAACTAGCAGATGTAAAACTTACGTCTGAAAAATCACAAAGTGCAGTTGTTCCAGAACTTGTTGGAGTTACGCTTGTAAGTGTAGCTCCTCCAGATGTATATGCAGTTCCAGATGAATTTGTTATTTCATTTGAAGTTGTAAAAGCTGTTGTTCCAGCCCCTAAAGTTGCAGAGCTAGTATATAAAGCTATTTTAAAAGTATCTCCAGTTGTTGCTGTAAAATCGTGAACTCCTTTTAAAAGTTCTACTTTAAAACTTGTGCATATTGCAGATGTTATTGCCATAATTTAATCTCCTACGGGTTTGCTGAGGTTACTGGAATACGAACAGTGCCATCTGTATAGTCATCTCTTCGTCTTCTACCAACTTGCTCATTAGCAAACTTCTGTACTTCTTCTTTATATTTATTTTCATATAAAGTCAACATATCTATCGGACCTTTTAAAAACCCATATGTTTCTGACAAACAGCAATATAATAGTCCATTTGGAAAGTTAAGACTAATATAATTAGTTGTATTATCTGAAGCTAAAGTATCTGGCATTTTATTATAATGTATTCTAAATCTGTAAGTAGTATTTGGGACTGGAGCCACAATAATACGTCCAGAGTTAGTATCGCCATCTCCTGTTGCTCCACCATACATAGCATAATATTTAGGTTTACCTTGAGCTGCGGATGTGCCTGTAACATCTTGATATTCTTGTAAGTATGTATAGTCTTTTTTCTCTAACCATCTATTAGCCCCTGTAATTTCTGAACCTGCAGTGTCGTAAACTTGAACTCCTCTTACAAATAAAGCTCCACCTGGAACATTAATACTTTCTTGTCCAGCCACAAAATTACCTACTTTTTGTAATCGATCTGCATCAATAGGTACATCTCTCATGATTCTATATTGAGCATTTAAAATAATATTTTCTAATTGATCTGCAGATAAAACATTTGAATCTACTTCTGTGTAGTTTCTAATTTGTGTAATTAAACCTGAATAACTTAATCCTGCCATTATGCTACTATCTCCTGACAAGCTTTACAGCTTTTTCTAAATCTTAAATGACTATTACAATGTTCTTTTTTAACTGCATTTTCATCTTTATAAACAGGAACATCTGGTTCTGGAACATGTAACATTAATTCTTCATGTGGATCTATCTCCTCTGGACATCCACATTGTTTAATACCAAATAATTTACAAATAAAATTTTTTATTTTTTTAATCATGGTGTTATTGTAACTGGTCCTGCGGACACAGTTGGGCCTCCTTTATTTTCTGTTATACTTGCATTTGTGCCTAAATTAAAAGTATATTTGTCTGTTGTTGTAACTGTTATACTAAATCCTGAAGAATTTTCATAGGTAGAAAAAGGCACTCCTCCTGGACTTCCTTGTACATTTCTAAATCTTACAGTATCACCTGAAGTTCTTCCATGATTATTCTCTGTTACAGTTACCGTCGCTGATGATGCTGTTGTAGAAAAAGGATCATTTCCTAACATAGCTGCAACTGCAGGCTCTATTCTATCTGGTCTAACGTGTCTTAAAGATATAGAATCACCATTCATTGGTTTTGGTTCTAATTGTGGTTGCTTTGGTTCAAACTCTGATACGTGAACAAACGCACCATTCCATTCTCTAACCATTTCTTTATATGGAAACTCCATACCAGATCTATCTGATATTGCTCGTGCGTATTTTCCTGTTGCGTACTTTGCCATTATACTCCCGGGTAATATGCTTTTGGTGTTATATGTGTGCTAGAAGCAGAACCATCTTCTGCTAAAGCTCTTGCAAACTCATCCTCGTAAGCTAGTTTTGTAGCCTGCATAAGTTGTGGTTGATATTTCATAGATAAATAATACGCTAATCCTGACACCATGCAAGGCACAAATCTAAAAGGCACATCAGTTGCATTTGTATAATCACCCACATCTTGTATTCTTTTTATAAAAAAGAAATGCATATCTTTAGATGCATTTGTTGAGTCTGGTGTTGGATAGATATGTATTGTAACTTTATCTATAAATCTCTCAACCCAATATTGATTAGGTGTTCCTTTAGATAATTTGTTTGAAAATCCTGCATACGTAGATCTATCTACTTTTGTCATCGGACTATCAGATTGAGTTGTTTGAGTTCTATTAGATCTTAATTGTGCCTCAAGGACATCGGATATACCAAATACACTAG